ATGGGCTGGGAAAATCAATGGACAACAGCAGAAGACGCAATAATAAAAGAACTCTATCCAACTTTAGGGAGTAGAGGTGTTGCGAAGAAATTATCAAATAGAAAATATAAAAGTATAATGCAACGTGCTTTTAAACTTGGAATAGGTCTTGAACATAAAAATTCAACACATAAAAAATTAAACATTGAACAAGAAAAAGAAATTTTAAATTTATACAATACAACAAATTTATCTGTTTCCAAAATAAAGCAGAAATTAAATATAAACACAGGTCTCGACGCCATTTATGATGTTTTAAGAGAAAATAACATTAAAGTTGGAAAAACTGGAAATAGGTGCCGTTTGCGCACTGATGAGGAGGAAGAAAAAATTGCTTCCGATTATCTAAATGGAAAAGATATTATTGATCTTGCTTTTCAAGAACAAACTTCTGTATCTGCTATCCTCTTAATTTTAAGAAGAAGAAAAGTTGAAACAAGGAATCCAGCTTATGGTGGCCCCAAATTACGACCAACTTATACGGATTCCAGAGGTAGAAGTTTTAAATTTAGATCTTTCTGGGAATTAGCAATGGCAAAGTGGCTAGATAAGAATAATATCCAATGGGATTACGAAAAAGAAACTTATTATATTCCTTTAGGTAATGAAATAAAACGTTACACTCCAGATTTTTGGTTATACAATTATAATGGTAAAAATGTTATAATAGATATTAAAGGAAAAATTAATGAAAAACAATTTTTAAAAATAAACTACCTAAAAGAGAATAGAAAGGACTTAAATCTTCAAATATGGCATTATAAGGATATGAGGGAACTTAATATATTGCCGGGTAAATCAAAATTAAAGGAGAAATAAATATGGCGAGGTCCATAGAATCTGATCTTTACCATAAATAAATGTGGCACTAAGACTTATGATCTTAGTGAAAATCTCACTAACTGCTGGAAAATCTTTAGAGTCTAGAATGCTACAACATAAACTGCAAATGTTAAGTGTGAAAGCTTTAAGAAATTCTAGAATTAGACAATCAGCAGCCAAGTTGCTATTAAATAGCGAAAGGTTCAACGACTATTCCGTAAGGAAGTAGAACTTAAGTAAGTTCGAAAGGTGAGGAATCTTAAATATAAGATTATGATATAGTCTCATCTGCCTCGAAAGTTGCAGAAAATAAGTGGAAACGACTTATTTGTAAGATTAATGAGCTTTAGATTTCATTTCATCGAAGGACAAAATTTCCTCGATATAAATGCAGGATTTAGCAAGATCTCTGTACCAGATGTCGATGTAGCTGTAGCTGAATATCGCGAAGGTGTATTCAAATACACTCGAAAGTATCCGGGTATACCAAAAATTGGTGATATTGAATTAACGAAGGGTGTCATTAAGAAAGCTAGTGACTTCTTCGTTTGGGTACTTAAGTGTATTGATGGTGGTGAGACATATCGTTCAGATGTTACGATTGTCGAATATCATATTGGTGATGAATTAGGTATTAACGGAGCACCAAGTAGATTAATTAGACTTAAAGAAGCTTTTGCTATGAATTTTAAACCAACTAATGATCATGACGCTAGTTCATCAGAAGTTAGCGTACAAAGCATGAAATTAGTTTGTGAAGAATTCGATATCGAAGTAATCGAAGCTCAGTAAGTTTAATTAAATAAAAAGAAGAAAAGAGTAATAAAATACTCTTAGTGGTGTTACTATATCTAATGAAAATGGTGAAAAATGGCAAGAGCACATGATGATTTACAAGAACCATTAAGCTCTTTTAACTTTGCGTTAATTGAGATACCTGTTCCATCATTAGCTCCTGTTGCTTTTCCTATTAAAACTGGTTTTTCAATTGGTGATAAAAATTTAGTATCTTTTCAAAGTATTCAAATCCCAGATATGACAATCCAGACAAGACGGTTGCAGGAAGGTAATAATCCTTTCAGTCACACTTTATTAATGAGTGCAAGTCAAACTGGACAAGTTAGAATAAGACAAGCTGTAACACCTTTAAATGTTGATTTTTATTTATGGTTTACGCAGGCAATAAGTGGCATTAGTGTTGGGGCGCCGCGAAGAAACTTTATAGTTGTACATACACGACAAGACAAATTAATACCAAGAAGAGAAATATTCTTATGGGATTGTGTACCTGTTGGTTGGTTACCAAGTAGTGAATTAAACGCCAATAGTTCAGAAGTATGTATTGAAGAATTAGTATTAGAATGTAATAGAGTGGAAGTATTACCTGGAATAGTGAGTGACTAATGCCCTTAAGTAGTATTGGATTTGGAGTAGACCCTTTTGGCTCGGGCCAATTTGGAATGGGCGATTGGGCCGAACAGGTTACTTGGAAGATTATTCCAGATTTTTACAAAGAATTAGATAATAATAATTTAGGAAGTTTAGTAGATAAGCCACTTAGAAAATTTATTGATTCTATTAAACCATTATTTCAAGAATTAAGAATTAAACTATATAGATTTCCAACACTATGGGATTCTATTAAATGCCCACTGCCTCAATTACCAGCATTGGCTTATAATATTGGAATAGACATATCTTCAACACAGACTATTGAATTAAAAAATATAGTAACAGCACCTTTTACAATTAGTGAAGTAGTCCGTGGAAGTATCTCATTAACGACCGGTAATATTTCAACTATTAATAGTGATAACTTTACAATAATTAATGTCGTTGGAAATGGTTTTCAGATTGGTGAAAAAATAGTAGGTGCCAGTAGTGGTAAAAGTGCTGAAATTATTTCTATCACTGACGCCGGAACATCAAAAGTATTAAGAGTTAAAACGTTTCAAGTTGGAGAAACTGTTAAAGGATTAACGACCAGTAGTAGAGGAGTAATTGGATCTGTCTCCACAGATATTATCACTATTGATAGTATAACTGGAAGCGGATTTTTAAACGGTGAGACACTAAGTGGTTTAACAAGTGAAGCTTCGGCAGTAGTAAATGGTATTACAATAGATGGAAAAAGTGAGAGTTTCTTAAGAAGCCAAGTGCTTAATGCACCACAATTGTTTTTAAATAAAGGAACAGATAAGGGTTATAAAATTGCCGCCGCCTTTGAAGGTTTAATAGTAGATATCACCCCATTATGGGCAGAAGATTGTGGACCTGATCCTTTAAAAAGATTACTGACCATAGAGGACCCAGATGGGTCAAGTTATATAACTTATTATGATCACATAGCTTCTGATATGGTTAGTGCTGATAAATTTTATATAGATCCTTTTGATGCATGGCCTAGAAAAGTAGAATCTGTTCAAATTAGACCTGATTTGCCGGGCGGTCGTTGCAGAAGTTACAGTTTACGCTTGTATTTTAGAACTCCTGATAATACAGAAATAGAAGATTACGATTCAGTATCATTACGTGTTAAAAGAAATTTAGAACGTTTTAGACCAATACATGTTCGCTTTGATAGTATCAGGTTTGATGGACCAAGTGATTCTAGTGGTGATTGGTTAACAGGGCCAGTAATAGCAGAAAATAATGATACTGCCATATTTACTACGTCTGTTATTGGTGATCTAAGAGATTCTTCGTCCGCGTGGTCTATAACAAATTTTAATGCTACATCAGAGAGTTGATTATAGAAGATGAGTAGGATATACTGAGTATAGAGTAAGAGGTAATAAATGGCTAAAACGTTTTCTTTTCAACGCGGAACAAGTCAAGTAGTAACCATTGATACTATCAATAATCTGGTATCGCCACTAGGTCCAGTATTAGGAAGTTTACCTACGAGTGCAGCCGCATTTCCTGGAAAAATACAAAATTTAACTATTGATTATCTTGGTGATCCCTACATATTAGTGGTTACTGTAGGTGGAAATATCGAAGTAAGAAAATATGATGGAACTAATTGGGTTTTAAGCTCTGGAACATACACTCCATTAAGTGGCGGAACACAATTACCTATAGCTCTACAAATTATTAATGATAACTTAGTCGCTATTTGGTCAGAGAGCGCAAGTGGTAATTCTGCATTATCGGCAGTAATATTAAATAATACAACTTGGAGTGGTCGTTTAACCTCAAGTACGAATGCAAGTTTGGCTGCACATATTGGTGGGGCCACTGTAGTTTGGAAAAATGTAATTTGGATTGCTACAACAGCCGGAATTTCTTACTTTGTTCCTAAACAACAATTATCAGTTGCGTCTTCTACTGGTTATTTAGTTGGACACAGAGTAGAAGCCGGTTCCGGTGTAGGATTTGTTTCTGCTACGGCGGTTGGTCAAATTACGGTAGAAGTTCAATCAGGCGTATTCCCAGGAAGTGGAAATCTTGCCAATAGAGATACTGGTGCTTCAACAACAATAAGTGGAGTAACTTATACAAACGGATTTGGTGTTTTCGATCAAGGCTTTGATTCCGTAATCTCTAATCCTTTAATTAACAGCAGAGTGCCCCAAGGTTCTTTTGCATATTGGAACAATAATCTTTATTATGTAAGACCAGATGATAGTAATGGTATTAAATTATTCTTATTAAATTCTACGTGGTCAAGTCCTCCAGCACCCGCCGCGCCTCAATGGAATAGTGTTACCACAAGTGGCTTAACTACATCAGGTATTATGGTAGTAGGTAATGATATCGGTAATTATTGTTTATTTGTTAGTAAGCAGGATCAGCTATGCTTGCTGCATTCTGGCCCTGCCGGAACTAAATTAGCAAAAACCACAGCTTCTGCATACCCAGCTTTTACGGATGTATCTACAGATTTAATACCATCTGATTTAGTAACTGACCTTAATCTCGGTATTTCAATATATATTGATCCAAGACGCCGTTTAAATGAATTACAATGGTTCTTATTTAGAGATTCAACTAACAATATTACTACATTACTAAAATGGGATGGTTTAAGTGCATTTGTGGCACAAACTATCTTCAATACGAGTGATTTATTAGTAAACTCCGTAAGAACTGGAGATGCCCGCACATTTACAAATATACAACCGGCCTGTTATATTACAGGTGTTAACACATTAACTAGCCCCTCTTTTCCAGGTAGAGCTGTTATTACTTACGTTGTTAAAGATACTTTATCTAGAAATGTAGATATATTAGGCGAGTATTCCATTGACGGCGATCAATGGTTGCCAATGACAGAAGGTGGTGGAGATGATGGTAGTTTAGCTTTAACTACTTCTCCTGGTGGCACTACACATACTTTTTATTGGGATGCCTTTGCTGATTTAGATGGTACTTATAATCAAATACATATGAGAATTATTGCAAAAATCTCTGTTGCAACGGATGAAAGTCCTAGCACACCATTTATTGCTATAATACAAGAAGATTATTTAAGAAACCCAGTAAATAGAGGTGTATCTGAGAGACAATTATCTGTGAATGCCCCGACTAGGGGATATACGCCGGGCGAACCAATATTAGGTGGAACTTCTGGAGCTACAGCAACTATACAAACTTCAATTATGACGAAAACATTTTCCGGTGGCGTTGGCACATTCGTAGCAGGTAACTCTTTTTCAATGGTAAGTTCACCTGCTGGACAAGCAGCAAGTGGAAAAATTTTAACGGTTGCTGGTACAGTAGGAAGCCCTATATTAACATTAGATATTCAATCTGTTACGGCATATGTACCAACAAACGGCACTATTACAGATACTACATCTGGGGCGACCGCCAATACATCTGGTGGTCCAACCAGTGCTGACTTAACAGTAACAGCCTTAACTGGAGAATTTATATTATCAGAAACAATAACTGGTGGAGTAAGTACAGCGGCAGGTTCATCTAATAAACTCAGACAAAAATTAGGAATTAGCAATGTAAGTGGTGTAATCTCTGCTGGTCATACTATTACATCGGGTGGTGCCACCGCAACTATAATTTCTGTCACTTCAACTTCATTAGTTGTAGACAAAACAGCAGGAACATTCAGTGCGGGTACATCATTTACAACTTCCGGTGCAGCAAGCGGTAAAATAAATCTTGTTGATTCCAGAGCCGTAGTTGTAGAATCTATACCTGCGGACGAGACAACAAGTTTGGAAGATTTCACACAAGTAACATCAATAGCAAATCGAGCACGTTGTTCCTTAGTATTTCAGGGAAGATTGAGCACTAATCAAACTAAAGTAAGATTTTTGAAAACTATATTGCACGGTGCTGGGACACTAAGACAGTTTAAGTTATCCGCTTTCGTAGCTGGACAGGGTGCGTTAAATCAATATAAAACATCATCAACTTATTACAATCTTTCAACCGCTCCGTTGGCAGATACAGAATTATTAGTTCAGGATCTAGATTTACTAAATCAACCCAGCAGCACTGGAAAGAAATATTCGCTAGTTGTAGACTTAGAGCTTGATAATGGTGATTTAATAGTTTGCGGCAACCCTTACTTCCGACATGAGTAATAGTAAAATGAGTAATAGCAAGAGGATTATCAATGGCCGTATTTCCTAATAAAGTCTTTGTTAAAGAGGACATAAAGTTTAGATGGGAAGAAAGATATACATCAGAAGGAATTAATAAGAAATTCTTAGGTATTCCACGTGGTGTTTATCTTGGATTTATTCCTGTAGTTACTCCCCCAACTACTTTAGTATTACAAAGAGACGCAAATCAAAAAGTATCGCTGATTCGAGTCGAAGGTGGTGATTTAGTATCTAATCCTGCCGCTCCAGCTATGGTTGATATTATAACTACTTCTGATGTAACGTTGGATTTTTCAGGACATTCTACGTGGCCTGTTTATGTTATCGCAACTGCCTCATTCTTGGTTGGAGATACAAGTTCAGGTCAACTTATTACAAGAACAACCCCAGCCAGTGGGCCGAAAGAGGTGAATGTTTGTAAAGTAGATAGACCAGGAAATACAGGTAATATAGTAATAACACCCAGCACTGTCTTTCCGACTAACGATATAACTGCACGGCAAGAACCTTATGCTTTCACTGGTCAAACTTTTGGTTTCATGCCTTCTGGTTCAAAAGAGAACTTAGATACTGCATTATTGACTGCTAATGAAGTTATTGCTGCGAGACAAAAACTAAATGGTATAATTGCGCCGACATTCGATATAGGATTTCCACAAACTACTGGTTTACCTAAGAGATTAGCAGATGATTTAAGCGCCCAAGCTGTTGCAGGAAGGTTGGGGAATCAGTTAGTAAATGTTCGATCTAATAGTTATCCAACTCCCGGACCATTATACGATGTAACGCTCACACCCCCAGCATCTGGTTATAATATTGGTAGTAGAGTTACTATTAATAGTGGTGCGGGATTAGGTACTGTAAGAGATATAGTTGGCGCCGTTTTAACTATTTCATTACATACCGGAGTTTTAAACTCAGGTGATACGTTTGCACCAATATCCCCAGATGTCGGCTCAAGCGGTAATATTGCGGGCATAACAGTTAGTAGAATTAATATCTCGGGTTCATTTTCAGCCAAACGTAGATTCTCACTTAGTAGTAATTTTCCAGTGATTGATGGAAGTGGTGGAACTACTTTGGGAACTGATAAACCAATTGGCATACCTACTGGTGGTACAGAAGACTATGATCCAACTTTAACAGGCGTTAAACCAATTACTGGCGCTATCGTATCTACATCAGTAAATGGATTCGTTCTTACATTATCTGCTATTACAGGAACATTTATCCCTGGAGAAAAAATAACAGGAACATCAGCAGGACCACCAGTTGGTTTGTTACACGATACTAATTATCCTACATTCTCTGGAACTATGTTATCAGGCACATTTACTAATTCTGAAACTATAACTGGTGCATTAAGCGGAGCAACTGCAACTGTAACTGCGGCGGTTATTCCAAGTGTTAATGATACTGTTAGAAATGTTTGCTATATAAATAAATTCGATACTGGTGAAAGACTAATCGACGCGGGTATTAATTATGCAAATGGATTCTCTCCAACCATATTGGGTATCCCAGTTTGGGGTAGACTTGAATTAAAAAGTAATGACTTACTTCCAGAATCTATAAATTTCGTACAAGGAACTAACACTGTTGCGATTCCTTCTACTTCTGATTGGACATCTTTAAAGAAAAAACTGGGCGCTGGAGATATAGTTTTAGCCCCAGATGGTCGTTATTACGAAATTACTTCGATATCAGAGACTCTTCAACAGTTTGTAATTCATCAAAATTACTTAGGAACTACGGCATTAGCGACTACCAATACGCCGCGACGTTCAATTTGGGTTAGATTAGTAAGAAAAAATGGATCCACTGAAGAATTCGTTGGATTTTCAGGAGCAACAGCTCTAAGCCTACAATTCTTCTATCCAGTTTGGTTCTCATTAGAAAGATCTGTATATAATTCTGAATTACAAAAATTTGCGGCTGGAGATCCTATTCTCCCTGATGCTACTACTACAATTAAAGGTAAAGTAGAACTAGCAGCGAACCTAGAAAACGCTGCCAACGTCGTTGTCCAAGGAAATGATGATCGAGTTAATTCGCCAATACAGGGTGTAACGATACCTGGTAGATTTACACACGTACAGGCTGGAACAAATGTAGTTTTTTCACCTTCTGGATCTAATTTAATAATAAATGTTCCAACTGGTGGTACAGGTGGCACAGGTCCAACTGGTCCTCCAGGTCCCGGATTTAATAATTTCCAGTATGGCCCTGTAAGTCCTATACTATCAGCCGGACCTATTAGTTATAGTATATCAACAAGCTTTGCACCAAGATTTGCATTCGTAAGTATATCATATTTTCAATTTCCAGGCCCAGATGGTGGTGCGGCCTCAGATATCTTAGATATCACAGGAATTACACACGGTCCTGGCAACTCTGCATCAGTTATCGGTTCATTCAGTGTTCCAGGTTCGGCAGATACAAATATTAAATTAATGTTAGGAGCCGCAGGTTAATGAGACAATATTTTGGTTATAAAGAAGACGGAACACTTTATTCCATGGAAATGGTTGGTGGTGGTTTTCCCGTAGAATGTGATTTAGAAAATCCCGACAGTAAACATCCTCATGCAGTATGGATAAGAAAAGAAAGGGAAAAAAGCGATCCAGAAATAATCGGTTTTATCTGCTATGATTGCCAGTGCCCACAAGGTGGGCCAGGTTGTGATTGTCACGTTAAAAAGAAATTTAATTCTTTAGCAGTGGATAATAAATTAGTAGAAAAATCAGATTTAGGTGTCCTAGTTGATGGAAAAGAAATTGCATATAAAAATGGAGAAGCCACAGTTTATAAGAATCCTGGTGAGAAATTAATACTAAAACTTACGGGAAATACAGATGATTCGATTGTTATGTCTATGGTTGGCAGTATTTCTGTTTATAAACTATTTCCTGATATTGTAAGTTTATCAATGACTGGTGGAATAACGGAGGGCTTAACCCTAGTTGCACCAGGGCAAGGTCTTACAGGAACTGTTGTATTTAATAGCGCAAAATTTAAACGCTTAAAATTATATGTTAAAGGATTCGCTGAATGAATTTAGAAAGAGAAGGAAAGCTGGGATTAAATTATAAAATAGATGATATAGTATATGATAAAGAAGCAAGAGTAAGATTTCTTTGTAATGATACTATCTTATTAATAGAAGATGCATTTAATTTTGGCGATAAGCTTATTGAAGTAACTTCCTCAAAAGATCATTGGAAAGATGCTACAATAGCAAATAATTATAAGCATGAAGCATTTATTGACCAAAATATTCGCTCAAACAGCGGTTTACCACTTCTTGGTGGTTTAGATGAAAATTATGCAAAATTTGAAGAAATATTGCGTGGTTTGGTAGATATCACTTTAAAAGTTTATAGAACACATAATGATTTTATAGTAGTAGATGAGATGTCTTCACTTGATTTACTTCGTTATGAAGTTGGGCAAGAATTTAAAATGCATGTTGATACCATAAAAGGCCATGCTGAATTTAGTAAGCGTGTTCTTTCTATTATATTTTATATTAATGATAACTATGAGGGTGGCGAATTACTATTTAGTAAACAAAATGTTAAGTTAAAACCAAAAGCTGGAACAATATTAATGTTTCCATCTAACTTTTGTTATCCCCACGCCTCTCTTCCAGTCACTAAAGGAACTAAATATAGTGCGGTATCATGGCTGTCTTAGAACAAAAAGCTTCATTTTCTAGTTTATTAGATTTAGAGGGTAAAGAGTTCTCTAAGACAGTTGATTATTTTCTTGAAGATAAAGGATTTATTATCGTTCTTAATCGAATGTTTCCATTTGGAGAAGAATTAATAGAATTTTCTAAGCAAAGACCAGATCTATTTTTTCAAGCAACCGTTGTTAATGGCAATAATGCTTATCAAGATACTAATTTTAGATCAAGTCAAAATATGTTTATTCACTCTTCGAGAGATCCAAGCTTGGAGAGATTTCAAAATTGTATAGCGTCCTTTGTTGCTAATGCATCTCAATTATATCGACAAATTAATAAAGATTGTGTGCTATCGCACGATACAGGTTATGAGCTTTTAAAATATGAAGCGGGGCAATTCTTTGGCCCCCATGTGGACATCATTTACAACTCAGATAAGTTTAATAGAAGAAGACTTTCTATGCTAATTTATCTAAACAATAATTACACTGGCGGTGAATTAAACTTCCCAAGACACGGTATGATGCTTAAACCAGATGTGGGCGATATTCTAATGTTTCCATCAGAATTTATGTACCCACACGAATCTCTGCCAATTCTTTCAGGCACAAAATATGCTGTAGTTACTTGGTTGGTTTGATTAGTATTGTTTCTTCTCTGTTCCGGGCTTGAGTAGTTCCTTCATTCTTTCAACAGCTTCTTTCTGAGCTTTAGCTTTTTCTTCAATATCCAGTAATTGTTTGGCTAATTCTCTTACTTTTAATTGATCTTTTATCGATGACCCATCTTTTAGGTCCATTACATAACCAAACCCATTAAGATCTAATAATGTTTTAATCTTATTTATTGAAACACTAAGTGTTAAATTAGTATAAAGACTTGAAGGCGATCTTCCGCTTATTCTCGAAAGTAAACCTAATAATTCACCTCTTTTATTAAACAAACCACCACCTGAGTTTCCAAAATAGGCTGGCGCAGTTGAAGATATATTCCCTCTGACATCTAGACTACCAATATTTCCTAATGTTATAATTGGAGGCTCAAGCATTGGACAGCCAATAGTATATACAGGATCAAATATTCTCATGTCCTCTAGATTTTTAATAAGTGGCGCTACTTCGTTAATCGCCTCAGTAGTTTTAACCTCTAGCATGGCAATATCTTCTACAAAATCTATCATTACTAGTTGGGCAGGATGTGAAGAAACTGCTACTATATATTTATTATCATAATATTTAAATCTATCAATAAAACAATTCTTATCGTCTTCCATTACATGAGCACAAGTTAATATATAATTATAGTATAATATTTTATTATTTTGTTCTGCGTACGGTTGACTATGAATTATGACACCTGAACCGCCGCTATTACCTTCCATTGGAGATCTAATCTTTCTTATACGTACAACTGTCTTAAGTGCTTTTAAAGCAATTTCGTCTGATGGATAATTTTCTAATTTTTCTTCTACAATTGAATTGCTATCAACATGTGCTACAGCAACTGATTGATTAATATTCTGATTATTTTTATTAAATACTAAACCTAAACAAAGCCATGTTAATATTGAGGAGACCAGACTAAGGGATAATGCAACGTAAGAGCGATTCATTCTGTTTTTCTCCTAATTAATAACTCATAAGTAACTATTTAATTCTAGCAAAATAACCACATTAAAGCTTTATTTTTCGTTATTATTTTGTTACTATAGTATTAAAGGAGATACAACATATGAAGAAATTACTATTGATTATTCTCTTATCTTTACCAATGGGATGCTCGGCAACTAATATTTCAACTGCTTATCTCGAAGCAGATAGAAAAACTTTTGACGCAGTTAATCCCGATCTTACTGGGTATTATCTACATGATCCTGCGTTATCTAGTGAGGACCGCGATATTAAATTAAAGACTCTAAAACGCTGGCAAGATAGATTAGAATACTTTGAAAAACTAGATAAAGAAGGTAACAAATAATTATGGAATTTGATTTTGAAGCTCTACAAAAAGAATTAGAAGATAAAATTCTTAATCAGGTAAAAGCAGACTTAGACTCAACTTGGGATCAACTACAACCACAGGTAGTTGATGGTCTTAAAGACTGTGCAAAAATGTTTAGTAAGCTAACTATTAGAAAGCTAAAAAATGAAGACGTTGGTAATCTTGAAGACCATATTAAAGCCCAAGTAGCATCTCTAAAAGTAATGGGCATGTCAATTGTTGCCGAAAACTTCTCAAAATCTGTTAAGAAAGTATTAGAAACATCAGCGGAAATTTTTGCTGTATTCATAGCTAAACTAGTTAAGAGTGTATTACCACTACCTTAACCCGGAACAGATTAGACTTTATTTTCTAGTCTTTTCTCCCACTTATGATTAAAGCGACAAGAGTATAGAAATATTGCTATATTCTTGTCACTTTCATTTTTACCAACTAATGACGAGAGTTCACCAATAGTTGTAGTATTCCTCTTAGCACAATCAGGACATAATTGTCTAATATCCATATTATTTAACATGCGTTCTTCCATCCATCCTTGTAATAATTATTCTTTCTTCTTTTTGATTATTTAAAATTCTTTTATTTATCTCGTCACGTAATTTATTTATTTGTTCTAAATGTTCTGGATCCTTAGAATAAGGAACTACAGACCAACAATATTCACTTAATTCAGCGCACATATCTTTAACTTTTGTTTCAGATTCATGCGCGGCTTGTTGTAATATTGCTGTCCTTACAGTGTCTGGTACATTATCTTTTAAATATAATTTAAATAATTCTAATAGAAATTTTCTGTGGCTCCTAAAAGCCATATCATAACGATGAATCAACTCTTTGAGTTTCGGATCATCTGGTAACATTAAAGTTCATATCTTGGAATACCATTGCTGTGACCGTTATGTGATGGCACAGCATGTATCACACCATTACTCTTATATAAAGCAGCATCTTTTACTTCTTGTATAAAATCTTGACGTTCAGCTAGTTTCTTAGCGAACGCGCGATCGGTAACTAATAAATCATTATACTTATCTTCTAGTTCAGCCAACCTAGAATCTGTCTCTTTGCGGCGTTTTTCTTCAATACGTTTTTGATTGTCAATTATTTTCATCTCTAATGCTGTCCTTGGTAAATCATTTCCTGGCATTAAAGGCATAGGACCGTCTGGTGTGCTACCAGGAGGTGCATTTCCTTGTAATTCTGACTGCTGTTGCATAGCTAATTGTTGCTGTTGCATTGCCATAGATTGCTGAATTTCTGCTTGCGCTTTCATTTGTTGCATTTGTCTATCTAACTGAATTTTGAACTCTTTATCTGTTTGTTTATCGAGTGCCGCGATCTCTTCATCAGATAGCTTAAATACGAATCTACGAACCCACTCTTGACTCATATGTGGCATTACTCTACTAGCAAAATCAGCTCTAGCGTTTCTTAATTCCATTTGAGCAAGTTCATAGATACCAGATGGCACTGTCATATGAACTGTAAAATCAACTTCATACGGATTTTTTTGTCTAGCAGCTTTATCAATTAGAATTAATTGTTCGATACCTAATTTAATTTCTTTTTGAATGGTTAAAGTAGTTTTTGCCGCCCGTACATCTTCAGATGACAAAATAGACTTTTGTGGTATTGCACCCTCTTGACCTAAATAATTCCTCGGAACCATTAAGCAACCATGCAGCATTCTCTTAAAGTAATTAATATCTTCCATGTGAGAATAGATTGGTCCCTGAAGAGTTTGAACAGTTGCTAAAGGCTTTCCATCTCTACTTGCAAGTAGCACGTTCTCATCGTTGGACAAAGGATTAAATCTTAAATCTAATTGATTCTTTGTTGGATTAACGAGCGGTTTTTTGTTAATTTCCATTTTAGTTTTTCTTAAAAAAGAATCAACTTTATCAGGGGGAACATCTGTTACATCGACGGTGTAAACAAAACGGCTAGGACTTCGTAAAAGCCGATGAATCATCACGGCGTCTTCAAGTAATACTAATCGTTTCCATATCCATCTTGCGTTATCTCCTATACCGCGCCCGTAAGTACTCTTGCGTTCTGTACCTCTTAAACGCATATGTATTACTTGCCAGTCTTCAAACATAGCAACATGCTCTGGAACTACACCTTTTCCGGCAAGAGCTGCTTTCATATTCTTGGTGTCTTCAGTAAATTTTCCAGTAACATCTTGGATATAACCAATAAGCGCACCATCTGCTCTTTCGATTCTACGCACTGTGGGTGGGGGTAACGCATTGAGTGCAACTACACCATTCTCATTAATTAATACCTCGGAAAATGAATTTCCGTAACAACTTAATTCATATGCTATCGGAAATAACTCTTCTTCTAAACGAAGTTTCTTTTTAATTAAAATATCGGCTGCATTTTTAGTTGATTCATCTTGCGAAGTGACCCAAATAGTTCGACCAGTATCTATATCTGGTTGCGTAGAATCATTAGCAAAATAAAAGAATGCAGAATTATGACAGACTACACCGTTAACAATTAAGTTATGTGTTTCAGTTGTAACATCAAAAACACGCGAAGTTCCATCTTCTTCTGGTGCAGCTAAAACTGTAGTATAGCCACAACGATGATGCATTAAGAAACTCATAGAGTTAACATTAAAGCCAGGATACATACTAACTACTTCGTCGCCGGGTTGTAATGTCTCTGCGTTTACATAACCTTTTTCTCTATGAAGAATTTTGTGATCTTTGGTGACACGAAGTTTAGATCCATTAGAAAGTGGTATCTTATATATAGTTTGATTTATACCAGTTAATCTTGGTGCAATAGCTGGTGCCTTCGTTATTCTACAAGATTCTCTATCGTAAACTAAAATTGAAACAGCGGCATCATCAAAAGCGAGTGATTCAATTGTAACTGGTTTTACCATTGAACCATCTGTAGTATAAACTATTGAGTCACCTGCAAAGCACGCGATGTCAGGGTATTCTTTCATGGACTCCGCGTCAGCGTATCTATCCATCAAATTTTGTGAAAGCGTAAGAAGGCCACCAATATCATCTCTGCCCCACATTGAAGTAAGAGAAGACGGTAGATTTCTTTCTGCTTCTAGAGATGGCGAAAGAGCTTTATCTATTTCATCTCTTTTACGGCCAAATACTCTACGAAGTGCATTAATAGCTTCGTCACGTAATCCCATGTAGCTTTAAATTACCTTTCAAATAATGGTTGTATAAACTAGTTTACAATACCATTATAGCTACATTTAGGTGGTTTTCCAGCTATATAATCCTATTACTTTGGTTCTAAAATAGCCTTTAATTGCTCTAAATCAGGGTCAATTTGAGATGAATCCGGTGAATCCGGGATTTCTACCGATCCTGGTGATGATTGAGCTAATTGTTCGTATGGAACATTCATAAAAGATTCACCAGGAGATATATAATAAAGAATTTCATCGATTGAATTATCTGATTCAATGCGAGATTGTATAAGTAGCTTGCCATCTTTACTAAATGATAAAAAGACTTTCATTGAGATATCTCGTTACTATCTTTAGTCACTGAATTAATAATATCTTTTATCTGTTTCATAACTGCTGGGAAAACAGAATTCATAACATCGATAGTATAAACTGAACCAACACCATGAAGTGCCGCAAAACATTCAGCAAAGCATTCAGAACGCGCGTAATCGCCGTCTTCTACATAGATAGAAAGAAGTTTCTTTTTATCTTGTGATAAACGACCAATATCAGAAACATGTGCGTATCTAAAAGCTTCTAAATCAGAAAATAAATTATGTAAATGTTCTTTAGAAGTATATTTAGGTGCTAATGAGTCAAACGCATGACCCAGAGAGTGGCATAGAAGACCTAGTGGGTTTAATGAAGGTATTTGATCGCCTTTTGGACCATCAACAGTTTCGACCAATACTATTTTATTAGAATCTTTTAAATATGAGGACGAAGTTAGATGAGCTATTGGATCTTTAGTTTCGTGGACTTCATCGATAGAATGAGAAACAAGTATTTCTAAATCATTATCTTTAAGAATCGTTCTAATGGTATCTGGAACCTCGATAAGACCTTTTGTTATTGCTTGTTTAAAATCTTCTGAGACTTCTGTTAAATATTTAACAGGAATAATTAAATGGCCTTCTAAGATTTTTTCTGGCTTTACATTTGATTTCGGTTCTGTTTCTGAATTAACCATTTTTGGATCAAGTGGCTCTGTTGTATTATCTTTAGATACGTAGTCTTTATCCTGCTCCTTAATAAAAAGCGGAGTCCTATTAGAATTAAAATTAAAAGATTTAAGATTTTTTCTACTCATTAAGACAATCCATTATAGGGGATTTTGATTTTGAAGGTCGCCAAAAAGTGGTGATCTTTCTATTGTTGGTATAAATTCTTTAGTATCATCTCTTTTACCAAAAGTGAATCCATTTTTAGTAATTATTTCTTTGAATGGTTTTTGTCCTTTAAATTGTTTAGCGTAACCCTTCTTAAGATAAGCTATTGTAACATGTGGCTTATATAATTTATAATCAGTTTCATTAGGTAATTTATCTAATGCTTGCTGTAATTTATGTAAGTCCTTACTAGCTACTGAGATAAAGAGAACATCATGATCTGGTTTTGAGAAAAAGTCAAGTTCATCTAATGTAAGTGTTATAGTTTTTCCAAATTGTTTAGCTATTGGTTTAGTTTGCCCTGGATTATCACTTAATAGTCCATAAAGTAACGTTACATGAGGATTTTTTTCTAGACCATCCGGAGCTAACCAGTCTCTTTTAAGATTTTTCTTTACCCAACTCTTTATTGGATTCTCCAATTCTGGTAAATCAACTTGTGTTGTGGCGTAATCCCATTTAATTGCATTTAACATAGTTTATTGTCTTTTCTTTGTGTGCATTACTAATACTTTTGATACTGTCTCGTAAGGAAAAGCTATAACGCTGCCATCCTCTCGTGTTAAAGATACATGTTCTTTATCGATTTGTATATCTATAATAGATGACATAAAACTTGGTTTATTAAAAAATTCCACTTCACAAGCCCACGGCGTAATTGGCGGTGAATTTGGAAGTGTTAATTCATCTTCTGGATCTTTAGGTGGTTGCTCTTTTTTTCTAGCCATTTTACACCTTTCCTTAATAAAGAATTTAATACTATGATACTAAAAGTTATCCAAACTATCCAGATTATCCTCCATATCTGTAGATTTTCTTATTATTACTATATCTACTAAAAGTTTAATAAAAACATAAACTAAAATAGGAACTAATACAATTCCTATTAATAAATTACCTAATAATGAGATTATATTTATTCTTTCGCTAATGATATCACTTCATTATTAGTTGAGCAGTGCTAAAAGCTTTTTGTTGCAATTCTTCTAGGGTTGTATCATTTTTTACTATTATATCAAAAATTTGTTCACCGCGACGAGCCAATCTTTGCATCTTTAAAACCTCATATTCACTTGCATGAAGAAGTTTAATATTATTAGAGAAAAGAGCTAAGAATTTCCACAGATATTTAAAGTAACCATAATTAGGAAGATTGATACTAGTATCAGGTCTATGTATTAAAATATTGATAACTTTAATATTCTCATCTTTATCTTTTAAAAATGTTCTTTCGTTTTCAAATCGACCATCAGTGACCATTACATATCTAGTTTTTGATTGTCTAATACGATCTTCAACCCTATCAATCCAAATATTATCAGATATTAACTTTTTAGCTATTTCTGTACCGAACCATTGAAACCAGTGGCGGCAGGTCTTCCCATAAACTTTGTAAGATTCTTTAACTGCTTTTGTACCATAAGCTACTTCTTTTGGGATTCCTAATAATAAACAGGTAGTATCTTTAATTGGATCGGCAAAAGACATAGTGGTTACACTTTCTTTTGGTAAATATTTAACTAAATAATTAGCAAAGGTATCTTTTCCATGCCCCGCGCGACCAAAAATAACAATGACAGTCTTCAAACTGAATTCTCCATTTCTGGGTATTACTAATTTATAAGGATGAGACGTGACTCTAACAACTTCATCAGTCACTCTGATGAAACAGTTATGGTTACGTGTTTCTACCTAAAGGAGCGTTACAATGGAAAAAGAATTAATAGAACAAAATACCATTCTCTTAACCCTTGCTGGTTCATGGAGTTATGGAACAAATATTGAAACAAGTGATAAAGATTATCGTGGTATTTGTTTAATACCAGATAAACGACTATTCTTTGGTTTTGATAAATTTGAACAAAAAGATAAAGGATGGAATGAGGGAGAAGATAAAATAGTTTATCACCTGCCATTTGCTATATCTTTATTTTTACAAGGAAATCCTAATTCATTGGAGCTATTATTTTCTGATGATTCTAGTCTACTTAAAATAACAGATGAAGGTAGATTATTAAGAAATAATAAATATTTATTCTTATCTAAAAAGGTTAAAAATAAGTATTTAGGCTATGCTATTTCTCAAATGAAAAGTCTTGAGGCAAAGAAAAGATGGAGCCTAACAGTGCAAGAGGCACCAGAACGTGCAGCTTTTACCCATAGAAAGACAATATTGGTTGGTCCGATGGGACATACATTTTCAGAAACTTCCAAATTGGTCGAGATTAATAGAACTTGGGAGGAAGCAAGTGGAAAATGGATGGAAGTAACTGTAGAGAATTTTGATAAAGGCAGCTATGAAAAGGCCAAGTTGGATTATAATAACTTCAAAACTTGGAGACAGAATAGAAATCCTGTTCGTAAAGAGATGGAGGATAAACACGGAAGAGACGGAAAATTTTCGCTTCACCTCGTAAGATTATTACGACAATGTTACGAAATTTTAACTGAGGGTGTTTTAAGAGTTAAAAGACCTGACGCTGCGGAATTACTAGCAATTAGAAATGGTGAAAAGTATAGTTATGAAGAACTTGTAGAATACGTAAAAGAAATGGAAGAAAAAATAGAACAAGCTTACGAAAAAAGTAGTTTGCCAGAGCTACCAAATTTTGGCAGAGTTGAACAACTTCAAATGGAAATAATTGAAAACTCTTTGAGAAAGGCAGGGCAATTATAATGTTTACAATGATTTTTATTTATATATTAAATTTAGTCTTTAGTATTTGTAATGCATTTTTCTGTGGACAAATATGGAAAGACGCAGTTAATGGATTTCAATGGTTAGTTAAATGGTCTGTTGCTACTATGTCGGCGGTAGGATTTAGTTGGTGCTTCTTAATGCCAGCAGCCTTCTTGGGATCAAAATTTGGATTGCTAGCAGAAGGAACAGCAGCCTTGGCACTGGGCTATGGTGCTTTAATTTTTATACCATTGGTGGTATTGACTGGAATTATAATTACACTGAACTCTTGGAGAATGTTTTTTCAAAGTAAGAGTCTGGGTGATGGTTTAGTAGCAGGTTGGAATACTTATGCCCAAGTCCACAATACTTACAATGCTGTGACATTTCTCCCAGATATCTTTAAAGATGTACTTAAAGCTAGCACTAGTTCCGAAAAAGACTCGAAATCCTTAGTAGCTGCAATAGTTTTAGCTTTAGGTGCAGTATCCTTGGGAGTCTTAATTACTAGATATATTATTTTAACTACTGCTTATGGAGCGTAGATATAATTGCAGAGTTTCTAAATATATAGTTAGTTAAGCAGAAGAAATTAAATAAAAGACTAACTACTATAATAGTATAAATTAGGGCCGAACTATTACCCTTTACTTTAGGTTCTAGTTTCGGCTCTTTTAATACAATATCAGCAATTGGTAAAATTAAGTCTTTACCTTCTTGGTCTCTGACTAACCAGGCAAAAGTTCGATTATATTTATCAGCAACTTTTCCATACACTTGTTCAATAGTTATAAAAGGCCCTTTATTGGTAGAACGTTGCCAAACTTTAGTGCTAGATTCTAAGGCCCAGAACTTTTCCTCTGTGTTCATAGTTTCAAATATATCATCAAATTTAATTTCTGAAAGTGGTGTCTTCTCTTCCATCAGTCCTTCGATAGTGCCCTTTTGATTTTCAAGCTTCTTTTCTAATTTAGAGACAGTCATCTCATAGCCCTCTATGGCAGTCTCTAATATTTGATTCAATCTTTTAAGATCTTCGTTAGCCTTCTCTAATTCTAATTGTTTTGTAATATCAGGCGGGCCTATAAGAGTAACTGTATAATTTGGATAGGTATATGTCGGAAACGTGTAGGTGACATTACCATTTGTTGTAGTAGTATAATTACCACTAGATGTTGAAAGTCCACCTACTAGATGATAATCGCCAGACAATCCGTTGCTCAT